AGACCACCAATCACGATATTGTCTTTGAAGCGATCGTTTTCGACGCCTGCAACGAAAATTTCGGGGTGGGCGGAAGCCTTAACGGGTTCCCAACCTTCTTGTAGTTTCAAGGACACATTCATGGCGTCGGCTTCGCCGCGAGTGCTGATGCGAACCCAATGGAATTCATAGCCATCCTCCGGGAAAGGAGTTGGCAAGGTCTCGGGACGAGTCCACGATTTCTTGCGGGCCGTTTTTTCACGGGTTTCCAGTTCACGATTAAGTCTGTTCTCAGCCATTTTGTTTCCTCAATTCCATAGCAACCTGTTTGGCGTATTCTTCCAGTGGCACTCCGAGCTTTTTAGCCAGAGCAACTTGCGTACGCGAGAGGGTGATCTTTTTAGGGGCCACACTCCGTGTTGCAGATGCAACGACTGTCGTCTTGCGACGACGCTCTTCGGTCACTTCCTCATGATCATCCTCGTCCTCAAAGGACTCTGGGAACACTTGGCGCATACGAGAGTTGATCTTCTCGTAGTAGTCGTCAGATCGCGGGTTGACGCCCTGTTTGACCAGCTTTTGGTGCAACCCCAACGCGAAGCTGGTCATCTCATCGTCTTCTCCGAACCATTTATTCTTGGATTGCCAAGTTATGGCGCGGTCGTCAACAGACTGTGCTGGGGCGGTTGTTTGAGTTTGTACATCATAACTGTCTTCTTGTAAAGTAGGAAGTTGAATGTTGTTTACTCGCTCAACCTTCATTTTTGCAGCAGTCAGTGCCTCTTGGGCCTCGACTACGGCATCTGCCTCACCAGACTCGTATGCCTGCTTGTACTTGGCTTTGGCCTCTTCATGCTCCGCGGTAGCCATTTTTTTGGCTGATTCCAGCATTGCTTCTTGGTTCTTGGAGACAGTGCCCTTGAGCTTTTTGTTCTCCTCCGCAATCTGCTGTGCGTAGCGCAGAGCTTCCTCACGTTCCTTAGCGGCAGCTTCCGCGGCGCGTCGCTGGTCGTGGTAGCCCTTGCTGAAGTGTTGCAGGCGCTTGCGCACCTTCTCGGAATACTCGTCCATTTCCTCATCGGAAAGCTCCATAGGAGCCTTGGAACGCTTCTTCCCTTGATCTTCCTCGGGGCGGTCATCGACCACCTCGATGTCAAAGTCCTCGTCCTTGGCTTGCGCCTTAGTCTTTTCGCGCTTGGCTTCTTCTTCCGAAGCGCGACCTTCGACTTTCAGAGTGAAGCTACCGTCGCTTTTTTCCACAAAGTCTGTTTTGTCCTCAACCTTATCTGGATCGGGGAACTCAAACTCCACTTTTTGCAGTGCCATCTGTTACTCCTTATGCACGCGATACGCCACGCGGATCGGCCACGACAGCCTCAATCGAGTCGTCGTTCATGAGACGGTACTCCACACCATTGACGCTGACACGAGTGCCAGAGTACGAGGGGAACACCACGTAGTCACCCACCTTGCACCAAGGGCCGTTTGGGAAACGCTCCTTGTCAGAGTAGGCTTGGTCGCCCATGTCGAGCACGAGGCCCACAGTGGACAAAATGCGTTCTTCACGCATTGTTTGCTTTGCCTTGATGATTCCCATCTCGCCGATGGTCTCTTCGATTTGCGGCAGTGCAATCAGCAACCGATAACCAACGGGCTTTGGAAGCTGGGCTTCCACTTCTTCGTCAGTAACGGCGGTTTCGACTTGATCAGTCATTGTCTTCTTCTTCCATTTGAGAGCGCGAAAGGTCTTTGGTTGTTTGAATAGCAAGCTGGAGACCCCGAATCCTGCCTACTACTTCTCGGTATTCGGAGAAGTCTTTTGCTCCTCCGTTTGCCAAGAACTGGGTTGCCGAGGAGACATCCTCCTCGTGTTTCATGATGAGCACGTCAAAGACGGTTTTGGCCATGGATTACCCCTTATTGCCCGGCGCTTTGGGCTGTTGTTTCGGTGTGGCTAACACCTTGAGTGCATCAAGTTTCAGACGCTGCTGAGCTTGAGCTTCTTGCGACTTGACCCGGTTGGCCTCCTTGTCCGCCTCGATATTGACGCGCTCTTTCTCCATAACGAGTTTTGCTGCGGCAATCTCTGCGTCGGTCTGGTCCTTCTGGACCTTGCGAGTGACCTCCATCTCCTGCACCTTGACCTTGGCCTGCTCCAACTGGAACAGTGGGTCTGCGGCCTGCTGCTGGGCTTGCGCCTGCGCGGCTTGCTGCTGGTGCTGTTGGGCCAACTGCTTACCACCATCGGCGATGAGTTTGGACAACTGGACTTCCACATCTTCTGGCAGTGGCTCGTCTGGTGGTGGCAGGGTGACGCCAAGGCGTTCTTCCATCTGCTTGCGGTAGCTGAAGCCCAAGTGCTCAGCGATGTGCGCTTGCAGCGAAGCCATAATCTGCTGAGCCTGTGGGTTCTGGCCAATCGTCTGCGCAATCATCGGGTCTTGCATGAACGATGTGTGGGTTGCAATGTGCGCCTCGTGATCTTGGTAGATAAACGCCTTCATCGGCTTGCCCACCAACGCTGACATGTTTTCAGACACTGGGTCACGTGGCTTCTGATCTTCGCTCGTTGGCACAATCTTGTCGGCGTTCTTGATGCCCAGCACCTCGATCATCTGGCGATGCAGATACGGCAAGTCATAAATCTGCGGAGCAGACTGCGACATCTGGAACACAGCTTGGTACTGCACAACGCGCTGAGCCATCGTGCTGCTGTTGGGGTCGCTGACGGGGATGACATCCACCATCGCGTAGTCTGACTTGCGAGCTTTGGCCAAGCCGGTCTCAGGCTGGTAGCCGTAGTCCTCGGGCGCTTCTTCAGAGATGATCTTCTTCAAGAGCTTGAACTCTTGCTTCATCGCATAGTGCACTCGGGCTTGTACAGCCGCCATCGGCTTGAGCGTTCGCTCCAGCAATGCCAGCGTGGTACCCACGGGTGCGTTTGCGCTCATGTCCGACACGTTCATGTCGCTGATAGCGCCGAGGCGACGGCCTTCTTCAGTGATGCGCTGTAACAACGCAAGCAGTGTCTGTGATGGCTCCTTGTATGGGAGCATCATGATGTTGTCTTTGATCGAGCCGCTTGGCACGTCCACGTCGCGGAACTCGCCGGGGTTGATCGGTGTGTCGTCACCCTTGACGCGCAGGCCACGGGCCTTCAGGCCACCGGGCAAGTTGCTCAGCGTGCCAGCGTCCACCAACTGGCGGATGATCGAAGTGCCAGCGCGGGCGTAGCCACCGATGATGTGGATGAGGCCCAGACCATAGAAGCCAAAGCCGGGCACATACACGTAGTGCACGAAGTGGTCGTCCTTCAGGCGCAGTGGGTCTTCTTCCTCCCAGTTACGACGCACCGCCAGCACTTCAGTCGTGCCACGGTCGATAGTCACCACGTACGGCTTGGGCAGGTCATCTTCCTCGTCGTCCACGCCATCAATCAGCATGTCAACGCTGATCTCCAGCAGTGTGTAGCGCTCGTCGTTCTGGATGGTGTACCCGCCTTCTTCAGCCTTTTTCTTCTCCACATCTGTGGGGAACGACTGGGGGTCACCGAGGTCGATGTCACGGTAGAACCCGCTGGCCATCAGCTTGTCCATCTCGTTCTTGGTTTTACGCATCACATGAGTGACGCGCTCCGCGGTCTCAATGTGCGACGCACCGTAGGGCACCACCACATCTTCCGCTGGCAAGTAGATAGAGACTTGACGGCCCAGCAGCGGGTCGAAGTACACCTTCTTGAACGCGCTACCTGCGAGGCCCAGCGAATACAGCATGCGCTCGTGCTCTGGCCGGTACTCGACCATGCGCTCGGTCAACTGGTAGTTCATGTCGTTCTTGACACGCTCGGCAGCTTCTTCCTTTTCCTTGCTCAGCTTGCCAAGAATCTTTGTCTTGACAGGGCCAGCGGCGGGGAACGTCTCGCTCATAGTCTCGGCTTGGAACCGGATTGCGGCTTCGGCCAACACTGTTGAGTACACGCCACAGGCGTCGTCCCACGGCTCGGTGCGCTCCTCGTACTTGAAGCCCAGCACTTCCAGACCCTTGACGAATGTGTCGGCCCAATCTTTGCGGGCCACCATGTCAGCCTCAAACAGCTCGATCAACTCGCTTGACAGTGAGTTCAGCTTACCCTCGTCGATGTGCTCCGCGAGGTTGCACTCAAAGTCAGACTCGTCCTCCTCGACAGTGGACTCGCCCATGATGATCTCAGCACCGCCGTCTGGCAGCATGTTGACCGTGGACTCCTCGTCCATTGTGACCTCAATACTGTCACCCAAGCTCTCCAGCCCTTGCGGCGCGGAGTACAAGCCTTTACCCATTGAATCTGCTGCCATGATTTGTCCTTAGTAGTACCCGCCCTTGCGGGATTTGAAGTACCTGATTTCGTCAGGTTCATCGGACGGTAGTCGGATGAACCCACCCTGTCGGAATCTCATCAGCGCCATCACCGTGGAATCCACCAAGTCATCGCGACTCATGAAAG